AAAGATTGAGCTACTCTACCAGAACCACCACGAAGGAGATTATTGGTTGATCCCTGTAGTCCACTTGATAATCGTCTAGCACCAGGAATCTTACGCAATTTATTACCAAGACCCATCCTGCCTTTTCTCAACAGGGCTCGACCAGTCTTAAGAGGGTTCCTCATTCTTCGGAGCATCTTACCAATGCCACCAACACGAAGAAATCTTAAAAAGCGTAGAAATTTAAGGAAATCAGGTCCACCACCTTTCTTCTTCATCGGATCAGTAGTATCCTCATATCCAAAAACATCTGCTACATCTTCCTGCCCTTCCATGTTGGCTTCAGATGCAGCCGTCTCTGCTGCTTCCTCTTCTTCTTTTTCAGTCTCATTTTGCGATTGCATCGCATTCAAGATATCATCAAACCTATCGTTCAATGAATCATAGGTTGTTTCAATCTGATTGAGATTACTAACTGTAGTACCAACAGCAGCACCAAACAATTCATTCTGTTTCTTTAATTCATTATCAATTGAAGACAACTGCCCCTGAATCTTCTCTAAAGATGAAGTCAGAGTCTTGAGTATCTTTGCATTAGATATTGCTTCTACTTTCTGCTTCTTTTCCTTTGGTGTCTTCTCATAATTCTGACCTGTCTGCTGATTAACAGCGTCAAGCATACCTGGTGGCAATAAATCTACAATATCTGATAGATCTGGTGCAGTTTCTTCAACAACAGGTTTGTCTACTACTACTTCATCTACTGCCTTAACTGCTTCATCAATGTTTTCTTTTACTTCTTCTTCTGCTTTCTCTACAATCTCTTCTGCTTCTTCTTCTGCTACCTCTTCTTTCTTTTTTTCAGCAACAGTTGTGTCAGTAAATCCTTCTGTAAAAGATTTTTTTAGATACCTTTCTACAATCCATTCTTGATATCTTCTCTCATCCTGACCACTGGTACTACCAGTCTCAAGCATAGGATATCCATCGATATCCGTCTTCATGTTCTTGATAATTATATCAGCATCTTGCGTGGAGAGTTTCTTCTCCAACATAGAAAAGTAACTGGTGCCACTATCATCCGTGCCGCCAGTTAACTTTGCTTTTAATCTATCAAAGATGCGATCGTTCTGTCCACCACCAGGCACACCTTTCCTATACCATCTTACGATATCTTCTGGTGCTGGGGTGTTGAAAATCATTAGGCGGATCTAGATGCTTCCTGTTTCTTTTTCTCTTGTTCGATGTGCTGAATCAAGAGGGACGTGTATACTTCACGTTCCCAAGGCATCATGTTTTCAATCTCTGTCAAGCTGTATTTATGGTACTGCATTAAGGCAAAATTAGTTTTGTAATACCCTTCCAAATTGTTTTGGAAGAGTGCTATGCGAAAAAACTTTGCAATCCCTCAATAGTATACTCACACTCATTACCTGTGTTTGGGTTGACTACCGTAAACGTATGAGAAAGTCTAGGCATAGTCTCATAGAACTTTTGGATTGATTCAAATTGTTTGGTAGTCAATGACTCCACAAACTCACGAAACTCTTTCTTACTAGTAGTAGAAGAATCATATACCTCTTCTTCATCAAAGATCTGTTCGATATGTTCTGCAATGAAGTTAAAGATATGATCGGCATCAATACCTTTGTTCAAGAATTGAGACTCAATAAATCTATCCATACTAGGATACTTCATCAGGATACCAGTGGTATCAGTCAACATAATCTTTTTATTATGCCCCTCTTCTTTAGTAACTTCTACCTCATCAATATTGATAGTAGCAGTCGCACTGGTCTCGCCATCATCCGTACAAGTCACCGTCATTTCAATGACTTCACCGATAGCAGCGGCACGAATCTTAAGGAACAAGTATTCTAGATCAAATGATGGTAATTGATCTACTTTAATTCTAGAAATAACACAAGACTTTAGTACGTTTTTAACAGCATCAATAACTTGCTTTTCTTCTTGCGATTCCATTGCTAATAGCAAAACCTTTTCTTCTTTTACCAGAAATGGTCTATACTTTACCGTTTTTCCAGTAGAAGGCAGCGACAGTTCATACTGCGGTACGCCAAGTTTTGGTAATGCCATTGATATGTAAATTCAATTCGTATATTTATTTAGCTCGACTTTTTGAGGCAATTTTTGGTGGGGATTTTTTTTCGGAATTCCTGTAACCAAAAAGTCAATTTCCTACGCCAAATGATTTCTTCAAGTCATCAATTATTTTCTTGAAGTCTTCTCCAGTACCATACTTTGAGATGTCATTATCTATGACAGTATGTTTAGCATAGTGGAAGTTAACACTAACCTTGGTGAGCTGTGATGTTCCATACGACAACGGTACACTATCAATAGAGTATGGAAAGATGTCTTCCAAAAGAAATGCCATTGATGCTCTATCATCAACAGTAGCAGCACCAGGTTCGGTCTTAATAACAATACATTTACCAAGATATTTTTCTGGATATTTCATCCTTACTTCACGACTTATAATACCACTTGTACCTGCAAGCTTCTTCACACCATCGAAACTTTTACCACTTTCATCTAGTCCTATTTCATCAGATGATTTACTACCACTATACATGTAGTTATACCAGTAATGGAAGAACTTTAATGGCGTCAGGTTGGCATCACACATCCATGTAAAAGAAACATCACTATACAATCTTGCATAGGGATATTGAATCTGATTTTCACCAAGGTATCTGCCTTGTAGTTGTCCCGTAGCAGACTGAATGTTAGGTAGCTGTGCTTCCTCGACCATCATATTAATTGGACTTTCATCTTGCTCCCATCCAGGGAAGCGTTTAGTAAGATCACCTTTTAGTGTGGGTGGTAAAATCCAACTAATGTTATAACCAGTCGTTAATGACATGCCACCATTGGCATTCATAGCATTAACAAATGATGAAATAGATTTAGCCATCTAAATAGTTACGGAAGGTGTGCGGAAACATTATGCCTTATTCTGGAAAATATAAACCAGCCTACCCACGGAAGTATAAGGGTAATCCCACTAATATTATTTATCGCAGTTTGTGGGAGCGTAAGTTCATGGACTTCTGTGATCATAATAACAGTATCATTGAGTGGGGTAGTGAGGAAATAATTATTCCTTACCGTTGCCCTACTGATGGGAGAGTTCATAGATACTATCCAGACTTCTACATCAAAGTCAAGTCACGTACTGGACAGGCAAAGAAGTACATCATTGAAGTGAAACCAAAGAAACAAACACAAAAACCTAATGAGAAACCGAAACGTAAAACAGCTGCCTGGAAAAGAGAAGTTCTAACTTACATAAAGAATCGCGCTAAATGGGACGCGGCGGAGGACTTCTGTGAGGACAGGCAAATGTCATTTGTAATCCTCAACGAAGATCACCTAGGGATAAAAAATAATGGCAAGAAGAAACGCTAAAGGATTTGGAAACACTAGTAACAAGTACACTACCATCTTTGAGAAGGTTAGTGATGCTACAGAAGGAGACAAAAAGTCTCTTGGTTGGTACAAAGGTAAAGTAAAGCAACTAGCATCAACATACGAAGCAACACCAACTAAACTGTTGCGTCAAGAGAAGAGAGATGCTAATGATCAGGTTCAGGATGAAAATCTACTGCGCTTGAAAGTAAGAGAGGGTCACCTATACTTCTTTGAATACAAGGCAAAATCAAAGTGGTTGCCATACTATGATAGGTTTCCACTCGTCTATGTTATCAAGCAAGATGGAGAAGGATTCTATGGTGCAAACCTACATTATATCAGACCAAAGAGAAGAGTCAAGATCATACAGAAGTTAGAGAGAGGAATGATTGACATGCCTCGAACATTGGTGCATAAATATCTTTATAATCACTGCGAAAGTAAGTTCCTAGATCTTGCTATTGATGAGTGGGAAACTTCCATCTTCTTACCAGTTGAAGACTTCATCATGACTAAAGGTTCAGGTAAACTACCATACGATAAAGAATATGTGTGGGAAGAGACTGAAACGAAATACAATGATCGTATCAAAGCAACACGAATCATCAAAGGTTATGGTAAACAATCAGATAAGGAGATGGTAACGTAATGTTAGATTTCATTCTTGGGACGGATGGAGTAGATGAGTTTCTAGAGGCAAAGGGACTCCGCACACGAGGAACAGGTAAAACCCTACCTCTCAACACTAAAGTTTTACCACTCCAGAAAAATGTTCTGAATTCTTCAGGATCGATACGCTATCCATCTGCAGTTCCACTTGGAGCAACCACAGATTACGTAGCATTTAAATTCTACGATTACAAACCACCGTTTCAAGCTGCTAGTACAAAACAAGGAACAGGAGTTGGAGACAATTACAATCAGTACAATGCCTCTGTTGAAACGGACAATCTGACAGCAGCGAAAGATTTTAAACCAATCTTCATGTACATGCCCCAAGATATTCAGGGACAGTACGGTGCAAACTGGGGTGGGGCTTCTTTTGGTGCTGCATTCCAGCAACTTGCTAGGACAATGGCTAATGGTGGTGTACCAAATGCATCTTCATTTGATAATACAATCGACGCTATGATCTCTGGAGGAAAAAATCTCCAATATAAAGCTACAGTTGATGCATTGAACAAAGGTCTTGGAAGTAGTGTAAGTTTATCACAATTGATGAGTGGTGTTAGTGGCACCATCATCAACCCAAACGTAGAGATGATGTATGAATCCCCAGAGTTAAGAGGGTTTCAATTAAGATTCAGAATGCAAGCAAGAAATCAAGGAGAATCTCAATCCATTAGAGAACTCTGCTATCAATTTAAGAAAGCAATGCTTGCTAGTTATGGTGGTCAAACTATGGGTGGCAAACTAGATGCAGGTGGATTCATTACTGTACCTAAAATTTGTCAAGTATCATTCATGACTGGTGGTGCATTGAATGAATATGTACCACAATACAAACCATGTGCTATCACTCAAGTAGATATTAACTTTACTCCTGATGGTGCATGGGCGTCTACAGAAGATGGTGCGCCAGTTGCTACAGAGTTAGCAATCACATTTAAAGAGACCAAGATTATCTACGCACAAGAACTTACAAGCGGTGGAGCTTCTTACTGATGCCAATGTTCAATTACATTCCTGATGTCAAGTATGATGTCAAACCAGTACAGTATCCTTTCACTCAATCGGATTTTATTACTGCAAAGAATTTCTTCAGGAGATTTAAACTCAATCCTGATGTGTTTGACTATGCATTGTACTACACCAAGTATGCAGTCCTAGATGGAGAACGTATTGATAATGTTGCTAAAAAATTCTACGGCAGATCCTCTTACGATTGGATCATTGTCATCACAAATAATATTATCAACCCATTGACTGACTGGCCCATGTCAGACAATACAGTGAGAAAGTTTGCCGAACAGAAGTATAATGATCCTTACTCGGAGATTTTATACTATGAAACAGAAGAGGTGAAGACTGGTTCCAACCTGGTTGGTGATCTATCCAGTAAAAGACTTCCTGTGATAGCATTGGAAGGTGGACTAAAGGTATCGAAGAAGTTCTACGATAGTCCATTCACTTACTATGATGGCACAAATAACGTCACTGTTCTTGGTTCTAGTGTATCCAAAGGGGTCACTGCTATTGACCATGAGTTAGCAATGAACGAAAAGAAAAGAGAGATCTACATATTGAATGGTGGTTTTATATCTGGATTCATCAAAGAGTTTAAAAAGAAGAATCTATACAGTACAAAGTCCACAGACTTTATTAATTCAAGGCTTAAAAAAACGGGGGTGTGACCCCCCGAAATTTATTCATCGTATGAACTTGTCCATACGAAGTTTAATGTAATACATTCCGATGACCCATACGGAGAAGAGGAACCCCTCCCCGTAGGACATGGAGTTCCAAGCATGTACTGCTTCTCCCATCACTCCTCTGCCAGACGTTGGAAGTATGATAGTGCATCATCGTCTGCACTATCAGTAGCAGGGACGCTAGGTGCTGGTGCTGCCATGATAGAGGGATCATTGAACCCACCACTGGTGGGGATAGGATCTGCTTCCTCTTCGTACTGTGCCTGTTGGACAGGACGTGAGACACCAAGCACAGCATTCATACGAGTCTCAATCTCATCATATGATTTGAATTGATCGTTGGTAGTGAATGCTTCTAGACTGTGTGCTTGCTTCCACAATGCTTCCATCTCGTCATCGTTTGTACTCAACGCTGTAGGTGATGCAAACTCGGAAGCATCATAGTTCCAGTAACCACCAATGGTACGGATCTTCAGCTTGAAGTTAGCACCTTCCCACAGATCAAAAGGATTGACAGGGGTTTCATCATCAAACTCGGGTTGCATTGCAGCAAGAACCTTATCGTGGATCTTCTTGCCATACTTGTACAGAAATACTTTGCCTTCGTTGTCAGGATTAGCAGAATCCTTGACGACATAGATGTTGCTGTAGTAAGAGAGTTTACGTTTGCGATTACGTGCGATCTCTTTATCGCTTTCTACTCCACTGTTCCAAAGTTTGTTATTGGCGGCACAGACAGGACACTGATCACCTTTGGTGGTGGGACAGTTGTCAATCAACCAACCACCAGGACCTTGGAAGGCGTGGTTGTAGAGCTTTGCCCAGGGAAGGGACTCGCCCTCTGGTGCTGGTAGGAAACGAACGACTGCGTAACCATTACCAGTAGCGTCAAGTGCTGGCTTCCAGAGTCTCTCGTCGCCACTGCTGTTTGCATTGGTGGACTTCTGAAGTTCCTTCTGCAGGAAATCAAAATTGGTCTGGGACTTGCGCTTTAGTTCTGCGAAATTAGACATGGATGTTTGGGTGTTAGGATTTGGCTTGTGTGACCCCCGTCACTCTGACATTATAACACAGGCAGAAGGCGGGGTCAATACCCTTCTGCCTTGAGATGCTGACGCATCTCATCGATCTTTCCAATCAGTTCATCGAACACAACATTAGCGTCCTCACTGTCGGATGCACCGAACATGACAGCAGCTTGTTTAATGCTGTCTGCCATTTCAGTTGCCTCTGGATCATCGGACAACTTCAGTCTAGTATAAAAGACTTTTTGTTTCTCGATCATCTCTTGTAAGATATCGAAATACTCTAGTTTCTTTACGGGTGCCAATGCTGGGAAAGCATGTGCCGCCTTCATACAATACTCTTGCATCTTGGCAAGTTCTTGCAGGTCACCTCGGACCATTTCTGACTGAAAGAAATCACTCATACCAACAATAGTTTAGCTCTACTAGTTTTCTTAATGTAGTTTAGTTTCTGTGCATCATACTTAAGTTTTTCCTTAAGTGGTTTGCTAATCAATTTGGGGACCGATTCGATCTCGATCTCATTTGTTTCGCAGTAAAAAACGATTGCATCAATGTAGTTCATTGCATTGTCAAAGGCAATCTTCTCAACTTCCTGCGAAAATTTCGCAGCTGTCATAAATTTATCCTCTAGTTTGTCTAGCATATTTGTTTTGGTATTCTCGGATGTACTCTTGCAACCTAACAAAGTATTCTTTTTTAGGTGGGACAACTTTGACTTGAGTGTCACCATTTTCACAAGCAACAATAGTAACTAACTTCTTTACTGTTACACCGTACACTTCTTGCAGCATGCATGCATAGCCACATTCTTGTACGAAATAGTCGTAAAGATATAGTTCTTTCTTGGGGGCTTCTGCTGTCTTAAAATCAATGATAGACAGTTCCCCTTCATACTCTGCTATGCAGTCCACTCGTCCTGCAATTTGTAAATAATCAGAGTATAAAGCTGCCTCTTGTAGGTATACCCTATTTATACGATCGAGCACTTCACGAGAAGAGTGGAACATTGTCCACGGTAGTGGCATGTCCTTGTACTTTTTTGTATCCAACTCGTTGTTGATATAATCTTCAACAAGCTTGTGATACCTAGTACCACGGTTGCATCCACGAGTAGTTTTTGCTTGCGCTTTTTCTTTACCTACTCGTGCTCTCCATTTAGCAAGACCAGCTTGCTTCTTTGCATTGTTACTAATCACGGTGGTGATGGAAGGATACTTACCACCTGTAGGAGTGACATAGTATCTCTTTCCATCAATCATCTCTGCTTTCATTTCAATTGGCAGGATGCCATCTACATGATTAAAAATATGCATTAAAGACCCAAGTTAATTTTACTAATTA